CCTTGGGATTGGTACGGGGCAGGATCACTTGATCAGGTCCCGGACTATCGTGAGGAAATGACTCCGTCAAGGCTCGAGCAGGTTCCAAAGACCCTGAAGGGTCCGAGGCTTATCTGCGTTGAGCCTGCCTCGAATCAATGGATGCAACAAGCTATCCGTAGATTCTTGGAGGAGAGAATCGGTTCTACTCCCTTAGGGAGGTCGATCGATTTCCGCTCTCAAGAGCGCTCACGCGAGTGGGCGCTCGAGGGGTCGTATAGTGGACAGTACGCAACACTTGACTTAAGTGATGCGTCCGACCGTCTCAGCTATCGCCTAGTCCAGTACCTGTTTGGGTCTCATAGAGACCTACTACAGGCGATGGATGCGGTGAGAACTGAGTACGTGCAACTTCCTGATTGGCATCCATATCGGTATGTCAAGCTCAGGAAGTTCGCCACTATGGGATCGGCGTTGACTTTCCCGGTACAGTCAATCTGCTTCACTATCCTCTCCGTCTGGGCACTACGCCTAGTGGAGGGGCGGTGGAACAACTGGCATGACTGGGAGAGCGACTTCGATCGGGTCCGCGTGTTTGGGGATGATATCATCGTCCCAACTCACGCTGCCAGAGCCACAAAGCTCGTTCTACACGAGTGTGGATTGCTGGTCAACGATCGCAAGTCATTCGCGGGAAGTAATTTCCGCGAATCCTGCGGTTGTGACGCGTTTAAGAGTGTCGATGTGACACCAGCGCGTTACCGCAAACCGTACAGTGGCGACGGTCCGTCGACAGCAGCACTAGTTGAATTCTCCAACAACCTCCACCTTAAAGGGTGGTGGAAGTTGGCCAACTATGTGCTTACGTGGTTACCCCCACAGGAGCGTAAGCTCTTGTGGGTTGGCCATGTAGACGAACCGCGTCTGGGGTTAGTATCTTTCTGCAAGGGGGCTCCCCCACCGAATCTTCGGTGGGATGTCGATCTACAGAGAGCATACTCAGTCAGGTTGGGCTTCAAAGCGAAGTCCAAAAGGACTGATCCTCAGACGATGGGAAGGCTTCTTCAGTACTTTACTGAAGATCCAAGCTCACTTCCACGCGAGTGGGAGTGGGTACCTGGAAGGCCTATCCCGAC